ACGCCACCCGGGGCTATCTTGTTGATCATGACGCGACCTAGGCGCTCCCCACCAACGTAGTGCATCAGGTTCATGACCAGCGGCCGCGCCTCGGGCAAGATCTTGTAGGCCGGATAGTCGATGTTTTCATGCTGGTCATATCGGCTCTTGATGTCCGCAAGCTCCTCTTCGGTCTCGTACACGGTCTTGACCGGGAAGCGCAGCATGATCGACTCGATCTGTGCGAACGGGCCCTGCGGGTAGTCGCGCAGGTAGGTGTCCTCCTTCCAGAGGTCAGGACGGCGCTTGATTGCCAGCAGCAGCGGAAGCACGTCGATACCAGCAGAGAGGCGCATGAAGTTTTTCAATATCATCTCCTTGATGATCAAACGATTTCGACGCCGTCGACGGCAACGGTGATCGAGCCAGCCGCACTCGCCAGCATTCGGAGCATTGACCCGGCCGGCAGCGTCTTACCGGCCAACTCCGGCGCCACATAGCAGTCGCCGGCCGCGATCGACTTGGCCGAAATGATCTGGTTGGAGGCCGCGGAGGCGCCAGAGACGGGGACGATGTTCGCGGTGACCGTGACGGCGCCCGCGGTGGTGTTCGTGAACGTCGCGCGCTTGATGACGCCCGTGGTGTTCGCCGGCGCGGTGTAGTACAGGGCGTCCGCGTTCGTCAACTGCTGCGGCGCCACCATTTGCTTTGCTGTGATGGTCACGTTAATTCCTTTGGATTAGCTGCCCATGCCGTTGTTGATCGACATCGTGCGCAGGTTGTTGGCGAGGGTGATTACTGAGGCCAGGTCGGTGGCCGCGGCTCCGAGAGCAAAGGACGTCTGGGCCGTCTTGCCGTTGCAGCCGAACGCACCCGAGATGGTCGCGGCGCCGCCATCGGTGAACGTGAACAGGTCCGTATTCGTGCTGCCGGTCCGCTTCGTGAATCGCAGCGAATACCCGGTACCGTCGCCGATGTAGTACCGCATGACCGGCGTCTCAAAACTCCACTGCGTCGTCCCCGTGGCGCCGAGGGTCGCCGGACCGTTGACCGACGCCCCTTTGTTGAAGGCGGCGAGGCCAGTCGTCACGGTCAACGATGTGAACGTGCCGGCCGCCGGCGTCGTGCTGCCGATCGCAGCCGGTGCCGCCCAGGTGTTACCCAGGAGCTGGGACACGTTCAGATTCGGTACGACCGTCGTCGACGCGATGGAAAACGGCGCCGTACCGGTGGCGAGGGTCGACGTGATCTGCCCGCTCGCGCTGATGGTCGTGAACGACCCTGCGCCGGCGCCCGATGAGCCGATCGACACGCCGCTGATGGAACCGCCGGTGATCTTCACGTTCCCGGCGTCCTGCGATGCCATGGAGCGGATAACGTCGGTAGGCGTGGCCTGCTCGACCAAGACATCTTGGAGTGCCCGGGTCGCCTTCGCGAGCGCGTCCTGTGCCTCGTGCAGGATCACCGCCACATCGAGGGCCAATTGATCGAGCTGTGGCCTCCGGGCATTCAGTCCGTCTTCGTTCTGCAGCAACGAAAATTCCGTGCTCAACTGGTCCGCTTGCGACGGGCGCCGGGAATCGTCAGGGATCAGTTGCAGCAATGCTGCAACGTCGCCCGATGCCCGCTGCAACCCGGCTACTGCAGCATCCAGGCCGGTTACGTCGTTCTCGATGCCATCGATACTGAAGTCACCGCCGTCGACAAACTGTGCCTTCCACATAGCCTGGAAGAACAGCGCCCAAGGCCGCGTCCATTGGCCGGTCTGGACATCGATCGGCGGAGTATTCAGCAGTGGGAAGCCGATCATGCCCGCGTCCCCATGCCACGCAACGTGGCGCCGACGACATCGCGCGGTACCGGATCGGAGATGCGCACTTCGTACACGCGATCCCGGGCCATGCCGAGGCGACGCCACACGGCGCGGCGCTCGAATTCGCCGATCTTGCCGATGCTCGTCCAGTGCTCGTTGCCCCACGTGAAACCGCCGTTGTTCGACATGCGCATCATGATTTGCGGGTCACTGCCCTGACCGGTGTTCAGGCCCTGGCCCGGCGTGAATTCGACCTGCAGCCAGGTCTGACGCACGCGGTTACGCTCGCCCTTGTCCCACACGTGCGGAGTGCGACGCACGGCCACCAGCGGCGCCCCCGCGTCGTCGTAGGCTTTGCGCGTCATCTGGTAGATCGTGCCGTTTGCGTAGTCGCCAACGTAGATGTTGCCGGCCAGGTTCATGCAGCAGTTCGCGCGATGCCGGTGGAACCGGCCAGTCGACACGTCGAAGCTCGCGCGCTGATGCCACATGCCGGTCGTCAGGTCGAACACCCACGTCGCGTCAGCGCTCGGGAAGGTGATCTGGTAGAACTCGTGGCCTTCCTCACTGTAGACGAAGGCGATCGCGTCGCTCAGCGTCGCATACTGCGAGATTTGATATGCAACGGCCGGCGTGCTCACCGGGTCGTAGTCGTAGTCCTTCGACAGGACGATGACGTTTTCGCCGCGCTCAGAGCGCGCAAGCCACATCAGGCCTTTGCCGGTGCGGCATACGCTGCCCGGCGCCTGGCAGCCGATGTCCAGCATCGCGCCCTGCAGCCGGGAATAGGGGAAATATTGGTTGCCGGCGTCATACCACACCTCGGTCGTGCGCTCGCCGATCAGCCAAAGCTGGCGATTGTTCTCCATGGGGATCGCGAGGTTGTCGGACGCTGCATCCTTCAGTGCGAAATACGTGGCGTCGAATGCGGCCGAGCCGTCCCAGTACAGCGGCGACGTGAAGAATTTTTGCGACCCAGGCTGCCCGAACGTCAGCCAGCCGTCGATGAAGGCAACCCCACGCGCCGGGCTGCCCACGGCGTGCCATGTGCTCGTCGACAAGTTGTACGCATAGATATTCGACCCGTCCGCGAACGCAACGACCTGGCCGGCGCCGTTATCGCGGATCCATACCGGGCCCGTGCTCGTGCCGAGGGAGCCGATCAGCGTCAGCGTCGTGCCATCGAACAGGTACGCACCGGTGCCGATGACGACCGCACCGCGGGTGTTCCCGGGCAGCGTCCACATGCCGCGCACAGGCGCTGTCGGCCCGGTGGCAACCGAGATCAGGCCGGGCGTCCCCAAGAGCGCGAGCGGCGCCTTGGCTTCGCTGTTCTGGTCGATCTCGACGAACCAGTTGATCAGGCGCTGCGCGTCCTGCATCGGGTTCGCGGCCTCGTACGAAGGGCCGACGAATGCGAACTCAGGCATCAGAAGCCTCCTGTGAGGATCCAGCCCGCGTCGTTGGCGTTGCCCGCGATGATGGCCCCGTCATACGTTGACGTGGCCGTAGGCGTCGCATTCAGTGCCTTGAGCGCCTTCTTGGTGGCGCGCGCCTGGTCCTGAAGCTGTGGCGAAGGTTCGACGCCATACTCCGGCGCGAGCAGGAGGGCCAAATTCGTCTGGAGCGCGAGCATGTAACCTTGCGGCAGCGAGACGGTGTCGGTGAGGTTCGCGAACTGCGAAAACACCATGTCGACCCACAGGTGGAACTCGGCATTTTGCGACGGCACCGGCCAGAAGATCAGTTCGGCCAGCGGGAACGACGTGTTGAAGTACATGACCTTCGGCCACGGCCCCGGCTGGCTCTTGATGCCGATCTTCGACCAGCGCGTGAAGTCGACCTCCGTGCACGGATAGTCGACCGTTGTGCCGGTAGGTTGAAGCCGCGTGTACGCGCCGGAGAGGCGCAGCGGGCGCGGTATGTCGAAGTCACCGCCCGAGCCAATCGAATAGCTGGCCTTGCCCGCCTGGAGCGTCAGCACATACTCGTTGTTGTTGAACACCGCCAGATGCTCGGTGCTCCAGACGTCGAGCAGCGCATTGAGCTGTTCCAGGCCGGTAGTCCCATCCTCGGCAGAGAGCGTGTCGCCGACAGGGACGGCGCCGATCTTGCGCAGTGCACCGTAGATGATGTCGTAGGCAGTAGCCATGGTCAGAAAGAGGAAGGGCCGAGCGAACCCGGCCCGTGTTGATTACGGCAGCGGCAGGGACGACGGCAGGCCGCCGGACAGGGCGCTTGCGATCGGGCGCACGACGAGGATTTGGTAGCTCTCGCTAGCCGTCGGCGTGATCGGGGATGCCGTGTTGTTCGAGAACGCGATTGCCAGCGTGTTGGCCGCGCTGACACGAGCATTGACGACGCCCAGGCCGGCCTGCGTGGTCGGCTTGTTGACCTCGACGAAATCGCCGATCACGAGGCCATTGACGGTGAACGTCTGTTCCGCCGTGGTGTTGGCGGCGACCTGCGCCGGCGACAGGGTGACAGCCAGCAGTGCGCTGATCTGGACGTTACCGAACGGGAGGGAAGTCGGGCCGGACGAGGTGACGGCCGGTCCCAGGTTGGTGGTGGTCATTGATGGCTCCTAAAAAGGAAAAGCCCCTTGCGGGGCTCGTCGTTATTGACTGTGTATTGGATTAGCCGGAGACGCGGACGCCCATCTCGCGGTAAAGCGGGGCGTGGCCGTACAGGATGTCCAGGCGGGTCGGCAGTGCGTCGTTGTTCACCGTGTACTGGCGCACGACGCGGATGGACATGCCGATGTCCTTGTGGGACGCACGCGCGGCCATGTCCACGCCACCCGGGAGCGGCAGGTCAGCCGACACCAGCGTGTAGGCGTCACGGTGGAACGCGAGGTTCTGCGGGCCGGATGCGGCCGAGCTGGCGACGAAGGTCAGGGCGGCACTGTTGACCGGGGCGGCGTCGACCGACTGGAAAGCGCCGCCGGTGATGCAGGCGTTCGCCACGGTCAGTTGCAGCTTCCCCGAACCATCCGAGGTGTAGGTACCGCCCATGTCGGCGCCAGTCACCGGGTCGTAGTTCGGTGCGTACGTGCCGTTCGACGGCGTGCCCGACGGCGGCAGCACGACGAAGTAGCGAGCCTTTCCGACCGACTGGCGGTTCTGCGGGTTCACCGCGTTGACGTTCGCGATCGAGAACACGTCGCCGACCTTGACCACGGCAGTGCTGTTGGTCCAGCCCTTCGTGCCCAGCGTGCCCGAAGCCACCCAGCCATCCGAGATGACAGCGGACGAGGTCTGCGAGGTGTCGTACTGCGGCGAGCCGCCCAGGGCGCCGAACGACTTGGCGGTGATGTTCTGGTCCATGTACCAGTCAAAGCCCAGCGTCTGCTTGGACATCGTGCCCTTCTTGTACTGCTCGCCGATCTGCGCTTGCGGGTTGAACAGGCCTTGCAGGGCGCCAACCATCGAGGCCTGCGTCCACTGGTCGAGGACCATGTAGCGGTTGCCGTCGCGCGGCACGGCTTCCGAATCCAGCCAGGCGCCTGCCTGCAGGAACGGCGTGGTCGTGGTCAGGGCGGTGCCCGGCGTGCCGACGATGTTGAAGAAGTTGTTGCGCATGCCGATGGCGATGTCGTAGTCGACGCGGTTTGCCAGGGTGGCGATTGCCGGCTGCAGCACGCGCTTCGAGAACATGTCCATCGACAGCAGCAGGTCCGACGTCTGGAACTGCGTATCGACGTGGAACTGCGTGGTCAGCGTCACCGGGATGCTCGATTCGACGGTGCCCTCGATGTTCAGCGCCGGGCCGGCGGTTCCCTTGTAACGGGCCGGACGACGGACGTTGGTCGTGTAACCGATCTTGGCGCCGTCGATGCCGAAGCGGTCATCGTAGTCGCGGTTGATCTTGTCAGCCAGGACCAGTTCGTTTTCGAAGATCATCAACCCTTCGTTGGTGATGTCGACGATGTTAAGCAAGGTATTGCCACTCATGGTGAACTCCTAAAACAAAAAAGCCCGCTCAGTGGCGGGCTTTCGGTGGTGGGTGATGGCGCGTTACCGCTTCATCTCGGCGCGGCGGCGTGCGCGGTATTCCTCGAAGCTCTGTGCAGGGCCCGGGTTGACCGCGCGACCGTCCTTCACCGGAGTGATTGGGGCGGGCGCCTTGGATTTTTCGACTTCGATTTTGGGAGAGGGTTTGGGGACCGGCATATCATCGGTGTCTTCTGCCAGTCGATCTTCCAGCCGACCGAGTTCGCGCAGCGCCCTGGTGGCCGACATCGCCTTGTAGCGCGCGGCCTCGTCCGGATGCTTCGCGAAGTAGTAGGCCAGGTGCGGGCCGATGTCCGACTCCAGAATCGCCTGGTGGATGTGGCCGGGCAGCTTCACGTCAGATGCTTCGATGACCTTGTCGTAGTCGTCGATCTCTGCACGAGCGCGCTGCTGGGCCTTCTGCCAGCCCTTCACGAGCTGTTCGCGTTCAGCCGCGGCGCGGGCTTCTGCCTGCTCCTGCTCACGTTTGGCCAGACGCTGGTCGGCTTTCCATTCGGCGACGGCCTCGATATATTCCTCGTCCGATGCGAACTTGGAACGATCGGGGCGAGGCTCCTCCTTGACCGGTGCGGCCTGGGCGGCCATTGCCTCCAGACGTGAACGCAGTTCGGCTGCCTCACGCTTGGCCTGCTGGGCTTCGGTTTCGGCTGCCTTCCGCTGGTTGACCAACTCGGACATGCGCACTGAAATCGGCTTCTTGGTGCGCGGCTCTCCCTTGTCACCATCGGCATGGACTTCGCCCGGCTCGCCGTCTTTCGGCTCATCCTTAGGCGGCTCCGCTGTCGGGGGAGCACCGGAATACATGGCTGCGATGGTTTTGCTCGTCACAACGTTGGGTTGGACGCGCTCCGCTTGACGTGCGGTCGTCGAATTTTGCTGCTCAGTGGACATGAGGTCTCTCACGGATTTACCCGATGCTGGCCCATCGGTAGGCTGGGTGCACTACGCGTGCTCGCGGTGAAATTCGTTGTTCGGGCCACGGTCTTGACCCAGGTGCAGATCGGTTGCAGCGTCCAACCGGGCTTCGCGCCACGACTCGTCGTTGCGCATCTGCGTGTCTTCGAGCTTCGTGCGGGACCGGATCTCTTCGCGCACGTTCTCGGCGTGCTCCTTCGCCAGCAGGCGCCGGCTCTCGCCGTCTTGGCGAATGCGCTCTTGCTGGCTTTCGTGCTGGGCCCACAGTTGGTCGGACTGCAGCTTGCCGGCCTGGCGGACCTGCTCCACGCCCATGCGGTATTTGCGCTCCATCTCGGCCTGCTGCAGCGCCTGTTGCATCTGCTGATTCGCACCCATGAGGTGAGCAATGAACGCCTTGACGTCGTCCGGCAGATCGTCCGGCAGTTTCTTCTCGGCCATCGCGAGCGGATTCGCTGCGGCGAGGCGGTCGGCCACGTCCTGCGCGGCCTCGAAGTCCATTTGACGCACAACGAGGTCGCCCGCCGTCTGCGCAACCTGCGGCATGGTTTTGAGCAGGCCCAGCAGCATGTCGCTGTTCTCCTGGCGCTTCGTCTGGTAGCCGGGGCCGGTGTCCATGACGACGTCGTACGTTCCCACGGTGACGTCGTTCAGCACCTGCTGAATCGCGCCCATCTCGTCGCGCTGCTTCTCATTGATCGTGACCGTCTGCGGCACGCCATCGATGCCGAGGATGCGGATGACGCGCTGCGTGTCGTAGTAGTGTGGGATGAGGTCGAGCAGGATCACGCCGGTATGGCGGATGGCGCGCGTCAGGTTGTCGTAAAAGTGGTAATTCGACATGTCCGACTGGCCCTGGCGCGCGGTGACCATCTAGCCCGACGTCTCTTGGCCAGGTGCGCCCAGTGCCGGATCGAACATGCCGGCGACAGCCTTCAGGTCTTCGCTCGCGGCCATGGCGGCGTTCACGCTCGCGGCGGGGATGGGCTGCGGCGTCAGGCGCTGCGGCGGCGGGAGCGCGTTGCCCTCGTCGTCGTGCACGGGCTTGTATTTGAGGCGCGAGTACGATTTGCGGTTGGCGTTCTGCCATTCCGTCTCGAAGCCCTCGTCTTGGCCCTCGGCCATCAGCCACGGCGCCAGCGGTGCCAGAGCGACAAACTCCGTCTCCTGCGTGCGCCAGTAGTTGTACATGCGCTGCGGGTCTTTGAGCTGGCGGACCATGCCGAAGCGGATGACCTTGCCGTTGTCGATCATCTCGGCGCCGACTGCGCGCACGACCGGGATGTACTTGCCGGGCAGGTCGCGCTCGTCAATCTCCTCGATGGCCGAGCAGAGTGACCATTTCAACTGACGCGAGGTCGTCGGCCGGCGATGCACGATGCGGATGTTGTACGTTACGAGCAGTTCATGCTCGGTCATCGCGGCGCGGCTCTTGAGCACCTTCTGCCCGTTGGACAGCAGCCAAAGCTCGTCCTCTTTGTCCTCGAAGCGGTAGTACTCGGCAACGACCACTTCCTCAGCGCTGGCCCATACGGCCTTATCGTCGCCCGGGCCCAGGTCTTTGACGTCCGCAATCTTCGCGCGCGGGTATTTCTTGCGGAAGGCATCCTTCTTCATCGATGACGTGAGGATGCACCATTCCGCATCCGAGCCGTCCGGCATCGTGGCCGACGGGTCCATGTAGACCGTGAACGGGTTGCGGATGCGGTCGATGTACAGTTCCTGATCGAAGCTGTCGTCAGCGACGTAGCGCGAGCACACGCGCCAGTAGCCCTCACCGATCGACACTTGGAACTCGCCGGCCGTGTCATACGCCAGGTCGGCGTTGCTGTTGACCTCGATGTGACGAATCAGGCCCTCGATGACGTCGGCCTTCTTCACGTCGGCGCCGTCCGCCACCGGATGCACGCGGATGCGCGGACGCTGGGCGCGCATGTTGTTGACTACCGAGCGCACGAACGTATCGGTCTTGTTGATCGTGAGCGCCGGGCGGCCGTCCTGCTGGCGTGCGAGCTTCATCGCGGCCGGCCACTGCTCGCCAAACCGGAAACGGTTGTCTTCGAGTTGGTCGTTGCGGTTGCCGCCTTCGGCATCGCGGGCCAGGTTCAGCCGGCGGCGCATTTCTTGGGTGACTTCGCTCACGCCATCCATCCTTCAGAGTGGTAGACCCGCGGCGGAGGCGCAATGGTGCGGCTCGCGGCCTGTGGTTTCTGTGCACGCCGCGCGCCCTCGCAGGCGTAGCGCAGCGCATCGATCACGTGGTTGTCCTTGTCTTCCAGCACCGGCAGCACGAGGCCCGTCAATGGGTCTTCCTTGTACTTGTAGTACGTCAGCTCGTCGATGAGGTGCTTGCAGCGTGGGTGTACGACGATGTCGAACGACTTCAAGAACTCGATGCCTTCCTCCAGGCTGCGCGCGCCTTTCACGGCCGGCATGATCTTGGGGAAGCCGTTCTTGCGCATGTGGCTGATCGTCTCCGGGCGGGCGCTGTCAGCCGTGATAGGCCACTTCTCGGCGTCCGGGACGCTGAGGAACAGGGCCGGCGTGTCGATGATGTCGCAGCCGACGCGGTACGCCTCATGCGGAACATACAGCGTGCGGCCGACGATGTAGCACTGGACGAGTACCGTCGGGTCAACCGAAAAGCCCCAGTCCGCGCCCTGGCGGATGATTTGCGTGGGGTCGACGTCGAACTCTTCGACACGCCAGTTGCGGAAGACACGCGATTCACTGTTCTGCTGGTACTGGCCGAGCCATATGTGCGTGTACTTGTCGATGTCGCGCTTGCGGTCGTACTCCATCTCGTCGCGCAGCACATCGGGGAACCACGGGTTGTCGTGGTAGTTCGCTTCCAGCACGACGGAGTTTGGCGGGGGCGTCTCGCCGCGCAGCAGCACATCCACCGGGTCAGTCTCGAAACGCGGGTTCCAGCTGAACCAGATTTCGGAGCCCGGCTTACGGATGGTCGGGCGCAGCATGTCGAGCGACCGCTGAGACAGCGTTTGCGCTTCCTCCACCCAGGCGATGTCGTAGCCCTCCAATGACTTGATCGACTCCGCGGTGTGATTCTGCATGCCCTGGAAGATGATCAGGCCGCCGTTGTGCGCGCGGATCTTCTTGTCCTGCACCTCGAAATAGGCGCCGGCATTCATCGACGAGATTTTGTTTTCGAGGAGCTTCTTTACCGACTGATCGAGCGACTTCTGATTCTCGCGAATGCAGACGGCGTCGGTCTTCTCCATGATGCAGCGCTCGACGAGCATCTCGCCGAAGAAGTGCGACTTGCCTGAACCCCGGCCGCCGTACACGCCCTTGTAACGGGCTGGCTCCAGCAGCGGGAGAAAGACCTCAGGCGTCTGGATTTGCAGGACGGACGACGACACGTTCGATCCTTTCCAGTTGCACGGGACCGCCGTTGGGGCCGGTGTGTTCGGTGGCGTTCTTCTCGCGCCAGTCGTCAGGGAAGCGCGCAGCCATCGAGCGGCTGTAGACGCCAGCGTTCAGCGATTGGCCTTGGATGCTGACGATGTTCGCCTGCCCCATGTCTTCCCACCACGCCTGCGAATGGGTCATGGCGCGGGTAATGGCGTCCAAAAACTCGGGATGCGCTTGACACCAGTTCTCGAGCGTTTGGCGTGATACGTCGAGTTGCGACGCGATCCATGCCTTCGACTTGCCGGCTTTGCCCCACTCGATGACTTGATCGCAGTAGGCGGCGTCGTAATCGGTCGGGCGGCTCATTTCGCCTTCCTCATCCTGCGTAGCTGATTGGGCAGTTTGCTGGCGACGATGACCGCAGCCAGGCAGGACAACGCGAGCGATGCAAACGGGCTTTTGTCGATAACGATCATTGCCGCGATGACAAGGTACATCTCCATTACGCGGCCACCTTCTCCAACTGCGCATCGACCAGCCCGGCTGGGTGCGGCATTTCCACGCCCAGGATGTCCA